ATATGACGACAGTCAAGAGAACCTGGTTCGACTGATCGAGGGTTTCATGCCGCTGGCGGCGGCTGCAGCTCCGGTGGTCGTTGTTACTTCGGGAAACGGAAATCACAGACTGTACCCTCGACCGACCTGGACGATGGCGTGGTTCACGCCCGCGGGCATCGGGTCTGGGCCGTGGGGGTTTTGCTGCTGGCAGCCGATTCTTTGCTACGGCAAAGATCCCAAGCTATCGAGAGGGGAAGGCCGTCACCCGGATGCGATTGTGCACACCGAGTTTGCGGAAAAAAACGGACATCCGTGCCCCAAGCCGATCAAATTTTGGTGCTGGCTCGTCGAGCGCACAAGCAAGAGTGGTGATTTGATCTACGACGCATTCAGCGGTTCCGGCACGACGATCATCGCGGCTGAGATGACCGGCCGCGTGGTGTGCGCGATCGAGCTCGCGCCGGCTTATGTCGACGTGGCGGTAAAGCGCTGGCAGGAATTCACCGGCAAGCGCGCCACGCTGGACGGCGATGGTCGCGGCTTCGACGAGATCGCCGCTAGGCGCGTGCCCGTCGTGGCAACGCCTGAACCGCTGGCCGCCGGCCCAATTGCCCGGCACCCATACCCGGAAGAGGCGCTGTCCCCTGGCGCCTCATAACCAAACTCCAAGGGTCGGCGGATCGGCGTTGGTCAGCGGCGGTTGGAAGAAATTACGCACGTAAGCGGGAACCCCGCGCGGCCACATGCGGCGCAACATGCCAACGTCAAACCCGAGCACACCAGCGGACGGTGAACTGGCGACGTCCAAGCCGGCGCGGACACAGCAGCTGACCTGGTCTGCGAACTTGCCCTCGCGCCATATGCCGTCCGGCCACTCGTGCGTCCAAGAGTTCATGTCGAGAAAATCGAGCATTTGGTCGCAGACGTAGGACGGCCCATTGTCCCAATCCTTGATTTCAGCGATTTCCTCCTCGCAGCATTCGAGGAAGTCTTTGACCGCCCAAACGAGTTTCTTGCGGCGCCTTGCGGTCATGTTCGGCCATTCGTCGCGGGCACCGCGCATCAGTGCACCAGCCGCGCGACGAGCGCGCCGATCGTGGCACTCGACACCACCAAGGTCAGCAGCTGCAGCCACGGGAACCACTGGTGCTCGCGATCGAGCTTTTGCCGCTCGGCTTCGAGCTTGTGGGCCTCTGCGACGAATTTCTTGGTTTCCTCGACGAGCCGCAGCAGTTCGGCCTCCTGACGGGCCTCGCTCACGGCAGTGCCTCCTTGGCGGCGCGGCGGATGTAGAGCGGCACCTTGGCGTAGGCGATGCGCACGTCGCCGTCCCGGCCGCGCGCGGTCATGACCGAGGCGCGCAGCTTGCGGCTGCCGCGGCGGCGGGTCTCGAGCACATAGGTGAGCTCGGACCGCAGGTCGGTGACGATGATGAACATCATTTCAGCCCCTCGATGGCTTCGGCCTCGGTCGGCGCCTGCCGGATCACGGCAGGGGTCGGATCATCGGGCGCCGCATAAGTGTGGGCGTCCCACACGAACCACTCGACCGCCTCAAAGCGGGTGTGGACCGGCGCCACCGCGTAGCGGCTGTAGTCGCCAAAGAGCCGCTTGCGTGCGGCCAGCTGGCCGGCTTTCGCCGGGTTGTTGCGGAAGGGAGAAGAAGAACGGGGCATGGCAGCCTCCAAGGGTTGATGGGCGGTTTCGGTGGCTGTTTGCATGACCCGTATTATAGCGCAACTGTTGCGCTAGGCAATCAAATAGAGGGTTAACTTCCGCGCTCAGTGGCGCGGCGGGTGGCGCGGAGTTGTTCGAGACGACTTGGCGAATACCGCCTGACCCGTAGCTGGAGCCACGATGGCTCACCGCGATCGAACTTCGCAAGCGCTGCCTGGGTGATTTCCCGGTGGCTTGAGCGGTCGTTGTAGTATTCGGTCTCAAAGAGGTCGACAAACCCCCGGGTAAAGTCGTGCAGCAGGCTGCTGATCGACACCGGGTCCCAATCGAGCGACGTGGCAATCGCCCGCATCGACTCACCGCGCAACCACCGCCGTGCGATCGCTGCCTGCTCGGCAAGCGTGACGTCGACAAAGCCTGGTGTCTTGGCCTTGGTCAGCCGCCTGCGGGCGGCATTGATGCGAGTGGCGCGGTAGCGCGCGACGTCAGCCTCGATCTCGGCCAGCACGTCGGCGGGAAGATCGTCGCCGGGGTCGGAGCCGTGCATCAGCGCAGTTCCTTAACGCGGCTGTTGCCTATGCGCGGTCATTCGGCTTACGCGTGAGGCAGATAGTGAAGGATAACGCCGGTTGCCGTCGCGGTAGCTGCGATGATCAAGCCGGTGGCAACCGCAATCATTCGCCCGAGCCGCAACAGCATCCGATTTTCGAGAGCCGCGAGGTCGGTCTTGGTCGCGGCCTCGAGAGCCGCGATGTCTGCCTTCAGGTGGCTTTCGAGCTCGCCGAGGTCGGTCTTGGTCGCGACGTTCGTGCGGATTGCGTCATAGATCTCGGTTGCGATGCTTTCCGCCGCTTCGCGACCGATCCCACCCTGCTCCAGCGCGTGCGCGAGAGTGAGGCGATCAGTCATTCGGCGGTCTCCTCGGAAGGGTTGGGCGCCGGCCCCTCAAGGCGGCGCAGCCGTCGAGCTTGTTGTCAATGCGGTCGAGCCGATCGTCGAGCCGGCCGAAGCGACCGCGCAGGAAATCGAGGATCTGGGTATCTTCGCGTTCACTCATCGTCGCTGCAGTCGCCGGCCGAGCTCGACACCGGAAATCTGGCCGTCCCAATGCGCCACGAGCGCCGCCTCGTTGAGCCGCAACCAGTCACTGACGGCTTGCAGATCAGCCGCCGATAACCGCCCGACAATCAGGCGCGGGGCCGGACGAACCGCGACGACTGCGGTGTTAGCGATCGACATCCGATTGCCGTGCGCCATATTGACTTTGACCCGAACATCATGCCGAGCATTGCCGCGGGGCCCGGCCCAAACGGTCATCGGCAAGCCGCTGTCCGCTGGATAGATGTTGACCATCTCATAGAGCTCGCTCTTGCCCATTTCGTATTCCGCCATCACTTGGCCTGCTGGGTCAGCACACCAGCTTTCATGGCAGCCGCCGCAATTGCTGGGCGAGCTCGGCGCCGTCTGTCACCCCGTTCCAGTGGTCGAGTATCGCCGTCTCGTTCAGCGTGAGCCATCGGCCGACCGCTTGCAAATCGCCGGCGGAGAGATGACCGGCGACGACATGCGGGCGCGGCCTGAGTGCCACGACGGCGAGGTTGCCTGGGTCCATCCGGATGCCGTGCACTTGCATGACCTTGATCCGCGCATCATGCGGCGCGCCATAGCTGGGACCCACCCAAACGGCCATCGGCAGCCCGGTGGTACGCGGATAGAGGTTGGTCATCAGCATCAGGTCGTCGGCTTCGGTCACGAGGCGAACCTCCATTCTGGCTTCTCGGTCAGTGGTAGGTAAGCACTTGGTCGAGCATGTGGTTGATTGGCTCGAACAGGCTGTAGACGAGTGTGCCGATGGCGCCGGCTCCGCCGGCCGCCAGACACATGACGATCGCCAGCCCCGCGATCGCCTCGAAGCGATAGCCGCGAAGCCAGGACCAGGGCAAAGTTGTGTTGTCGCGCATAATGGTCTCCGCTAGGGTTGCCGTCTCGATTGCAGTGGCGCTTTCCTTCCGGGAGTGCCACCGGCATCGGGCACGCCGCCCGGGTGTTCCAGCATCGCGGGCGGCACTTTCATGTGCTCGGCCCGTCGGGTGCGCGCCGCACTTGTTCCTCAGTGATGCAGGCCAGAACGCTGGTGGCCTGGTCCGCGGCGCGGGTAAAGTGCTCGGCAAACTCGCCCGTGCCACTGAGGGTCATGCGCTCGGCATCCGAGCGATAGGCCGCGATGGCGATGCGCAGCGCGTTATCGATGACCTGCAAGTCGGCGTTGGTTAGGGATCTCACGGGGTTCCTTCCGGTCGATGGGAGTATCCAGCTCCCGCGTTTTTGACTGTCCTTATTATAGGCGCAATTGTTGCGCCGTGCAACACTTTTAGAGCTCGGCTGTGACCAAGCCGATCTCGCAATCTGCCGTGGCAGCCTGCGACGAGATGAAGCCCATGCTTTCCTGCATGAACCACGTGGACGTGTGAGGCGGGATGCGGCGGTAAATCGTTTTGCTGGGCCGGCCGATGACCGTCCCCGACTCGCCACTGACGTCGCAACGTATTTCGATATCCCTGACGCTGTATGGGTTGTCGTTGTCGACCTGAAAGTCGGCGATCATCACACTGTCGAAGCCGCCTTTGCGCCACTGAAAGTAAGCGATGTGGACCTTTGGTCGCCCTAGCATGCGTTGGTCGCCGCCGCTCTGACTGTGCGAGGCGGGGTTCTGGTTAGACATCCCGGCGATGACGACCAGCACACCGAGGCAACCCCACAAAAACCGTCTGCGGTTGCGGTGCGCTTGCGCTTGGGTCAATGGCGGCAGCGGCGGCTGGGGTCGGCTTCTCATGGCGCGCGTTGCTCCGGTTGGCCATTAGGCGGGATCAAAAGTTGCAGTATTGTGCCGCGTAGGCTTCTTCGGCGGTAAGGCTGCGGCCCGACCGCCGGGCGCGGCTGATCACTTCCCACCACGGGCCACAGGTTTGCGCGATCCCGGGCTGTGCCGCCGGGACCGGCGTTGCCACCGGCACCGGGACATATTGCGGCACCGGCACTGGCTGTGGAACATAGACCGGGTAGACCGGCTGGGCGTAACCGCAACCGAACACCAGGCAGCGCGTAAGACTGCCGATGCCATAGCCGAGCCAAAACCCGCCGTGGCCGTAGCCGTGAGCCTCGGCGCCAGTCGGGAGAGCAGCGGCGCCGGCCAGGCCGATCACAGCAGCGGCGGCAAGTAGGGTCTTTCGAAACATCGGTGGAACACTCCATTGGCGAGATCCCCCGGGGATTGCCGGCACCAATTCAGTGGTAGGACAGCACTTGGTCGAGCACGTGGCTGATCGGCTCGAATAGGCTGTAGGCGAGTGTGCCGATGGCGCCGGCTCCGCCGGCCGCCAGACACATGACGATCGCCAGCTCGCCAAGTAATATCCAACGCAGGTGCTTGTTCACTTGCTTTCCTGCAAGGCTAGAAGACGGATTGCGGTTGCGGTGCCGAGAAATACCAGCGCATGCGCGCCAAGCCGGCCATTGCTAAACGACGCGATCACGCAGAGCACGCCGAACGAGCCGCAAACGGTGCTGATCACCCACAGCCCGAGGCGGGACAACAGTGCCGCGTTCATTGCGGGTCGGCCTTCAGCGCGATCTCGACCGCCTTCGCCGGCGGGCAGCCGCTACCCAGCAGACTGCGAATGTGCAGGCGGGTCTGCGGCGTGGTCTGCAGCTGGCGCTCGTTGATGATCGTTTGAGCCGCGTCGAGCCGGGCAAAGGCGACAGCCGCGCAGCGGTGGCGATCGGTCATCGGGAAAGTGTAAATCCGGGCGGTCGTCATTGGATGCTCCGGGGTTTGATTGGCTGTTTTCATGAGCCGGATTATAGCGCAATGATTGCGCCTCGCAATCAAATTGTGGGTTAATTCTGCCGGTTGTGCAGTGGGTTACACGTAGGACCAGCGCGGTTCGTCGAGTAGACGCTGCGGCTGGTTTTTCCAGATCCGCCCATCGTCCCATTCAATGATCATCGTGCCGCCGCTCGTCGGCGTGCCCTGCAGTGCGACGATACGGCCGGTAAAGCCTTCGCCAATGCCGGTATCCCAATAGAGCCGGTCGCCGATCATCGGAATGCGGGTCATGGCAGGGGATCGCCCTCGGTCCGTGTCACGGACGAGAGCAGATCTCCGAGCGGGCACTCGCGGGAGAGCAGGTCACCCAGCTCTGCGGCCATCTCCATCGCCCGGCTCCCCGACGACCGAACCTCCTCAACCCGGCCGTCAATGCGCAGCTGGGTCAGTCCCTCAACCGGGATCGAGCGGTAACCGCGCTTGTGGTGGTCCCAAACGACGATCAGATCGTCGCGATTGCGGTGCGGGCCCTTCGGGTTGCCGACGACGGCGAAACGAGCCCACATGGTGCGCGTCTCGCCGGTCTGGTGCTTGGTGAAGGTGCAGCCAAAAAAACGGCCGCGCGAGCGACGGATCGCGTCGGCGGCTTGTGCGGGTGTGATCATCTTGGTCCTTCCGGTTTCCGTGTCCCGCCTTCCAGAGCGAGGCACGGTCATATTATGGCGCAACTGTTGCGCGTGTGCAATTCCTTTGTTGGGTTAACGCACTATTGCCGTGACTGGGAGCGGATATAGCTCTCGCCGGGCTTGAGCTCGACACCGTAGAATTTCTCGTAGGCATCCGGGAGCCAGTTGCGCAGTGTGCGGCGCGCGGTCTCGAAGGTCTTCGCCGGGTCTTTGTCGTGCTCAAGAAAGGCGTTCGGGAACACGGTGGCCACGATCGCCCAATCGCAGTCTTCCTCGTACCAGCCGCCGGCGCGGCGCATGTAGTCGGGGACTTGCGCGTTGTGCGCGCGATCGAGCTTGAAGCCGCCGTGGCTCGGCGTCGAGTACCAGGTGATGCCGGGCTCGTATTCCTCGCTGTCGTCGGGCTTGCCCCATGGGGTACGGGTGCAGGTAGTCATGGTTTGGTTCCTTCCGGTTGAAGCGGGCGTTTCCAGCGCCCGCGGTGGCGTTACTATTCGCTCCTCCGGTCCCTCTGTTCCTCGTAGGCTTGATCGGGGTCTTTGCCGTGCACCGGGCACCACTTGTCGCGGCGGTGGCGCCGCCGCCCGTGGTGATAGCAGGTGCAGTCCGGGTCTTCGGGCGGATCATCCGGTGGTGTCGTTTTCCAGTCGTCGTATCCGCGCATCAGACGACGTCCTCGTCGACCGCGACGACCGGCAGCTGCGCCTGCCCGGTCACGCTGTGCACGTTGATCTGAAACTCGCTGCCGTCGGCAGACACGATCAATATCTGCCTTGTGTAGAAGCCGTCGCGTTTGTCTCTGCGGTACCCGCAGGGGAACCCGCGACTGATCTTGATCTCCTTGGCCTGGAAGAAGGTCAGTTCGGTGCTGCTGCTGCTCATGGTGCTCTCCTCTTGCGTTGGCGAAAGCCGATGTACTTGCCTGCTTTGGGACTCCTGATGGGTTGCCTCTTGATCGGCTGCACCCAGCGGCCATTGCGGTAGCTGAGCTCGGCCAGCATGCGGTGGTCGCGGAACGCCCAGCTGTCACCAGCTGGGACGTCGCGGGAGGCGATCAGGGTCATCTGAGGTGTCCTTCCGGTTTCACGGCAGTTCCAGTGCCGATGGGTGCGATTATCGCGCAACTGTTGCGCTTGTCACCCATATAATGGGTTAACGCACGGAAAAAGTTTTAGCGGCCTTGAAGCGTAGCTATTGCGCATGGGTGCGCAATGTGCTAGATTGCCGCTCATGCAGGGACGACAGCGCACCCTCTCGTGCTTCGAATGGCGCACCCAGCTTGGCTTGACGCAAGTCGCGGCCGGCGAAGCCCTCGGCCGAAGTCGGCGCGAGATCCAGCATTACGAGGCCGGCACCGAGGCGATCCCGCGCGTCGTCAGACTGGCGATGCTCTATCTCGCCGAGCACCCGGAAGCACTCGAGACGGCCTAATCCGCCACTAGCCTAAACGACAGCCGGCGCCCGCAAGGCCGCCGGCTTTTTCATGCCAACAACTTATGCAGTGCCAATGCCTCGACGTGCCTTTGAGCCGACGGCCGAGCAGCGCGACAATGTCGAGCTCATGATCGGTTTCGGCATCCCGCAAACCGACATTTGCCGCGTCATCAAAAACCCTGAGAGCGGCAAGCCGATCGACGAAAAGACCTTGCGCAAGCATTTCACGCAAGAGATCGCCACGGGTGCGACCAAACTGAAGGCGCTGGCCGGTCAGCGGATCGCCGCGACCATGCTCGGGCGTGCCGGCGGGATTAAAGACCCGCGGGCGGAAGCAACGCTGCTGATCTTCTTCGCCAAGACCCAGATGGGCTGGAGCGAGGTGAGCATCCACAAACACACCGGGCTCAAGGGCGGCGACCCAATCGAAATCAGACATGCAAGAGACGATCTCGAACGCAAGCTCGCTCGCCTCGCTCTCACCAGCACAGCAGAAAAAATTTCTCGGGAAACTGACTGAGCTGCAATGCGACCTGCTGGCGCGCGACTGGAAATATTGGGCGCGTCAAGAGCAGCTGCCGCCGCCGGGCGAGTGGCGCATTTGGCTGCTGCTGGCCGGCCGCGGCTTTGGCAAAACCCGCACCGGCGCTGAATACGTCCACGATCGGGTCAACCACCACGGCCACCGGCGCGTCGCGCTGGTCGCGGCAACCGCAGCTGATGCCCGGGACGTCATGGTGGAGGGCGAAAGCGGTCTGCTCGCCATCGGTCTCGAAGCCGAACGGCCGGTTTACGAGCCGTCAAAGCGGCGACTGACCTGGCCCAACGGCGCGATCGCCACGACCTACAGCGCCGACGAGCCGGAGCGCCTGCGTGGTCCACAGCACGACCTCGCCTGGTGCGACGAGATCGCCACCTGGCGCTACCCCGAGGCCTGGGACATGCTGATGTTCGGGCTTCGTCTCGGCACTGATCCACGCGTCGTCGTCACCACGACACCAAGGCCGGTTCGGATCATCCGCGAGCTGCTCGCCGACCCGACAACCGTCGTGGTCCGCGGTTCGACTTACGCGAACCGGCACAATCTAGCACCAGCCTTTCTGCAACAGATCATCCGCAAGTACGAGGGCACGCGATTGGGCCGGCAGGAACTCGACGCTGAAGTCCTTGAGGACGTGCCCGGCGCCTTGTGGAACCGCGCGCGGCTCGAGGAGCTGCGCTGGCCCGCCTATAGCAGCGTGCCGGAGCTCGTCCGCATCGTCGTGGCGATCGACCCGGCCGTGAGTAGTGGCGAGGATTCCGACGAGACCGGCATCATCGTCGCCGGCAAAGACGCCGAAGGGCACGGTTACGTGCTCGATGACAGCTCCGGCCACTACACGCCGACCGACTGGGCCAAAACCGCCATTGCTTTGTACCGCAAGCACAAGGCGGACCGCATCGTCGCCGAGGTAAACAACGGCGGCGACATGGTCGAAGCGACGCTGCGCATGGTCGACAAGAATATCTCGTTCAAGGCCGTGCACGCCTCGCGCGGCAAGGTGATCCGCGCCGAGCCAGTGGCCGCACTCTACGAGCAGGGCCGCATGCACCACGTCGGCACCTTCCCGACGCTCGAAGACCAGATGTGCGCCTTCACGACCGATCTTGACCGCGTCGCTGCGGGTCAATCGCCGGACCGTGTCGATGCGCTGGTGTGGGCCTTTAGCGATCTGCTCGTCGCGCCAATGCCCGGCGAGGGCATTTTTGAACTGTACCGACAACAGGCCAAACGCGAAGCGCAACCGCGCGAGCAGGCGCGGCCCAAGCCAGTGCCGCAGCCGGGATCGGTGGAGTGGTTCAACATGATCAACAACACCGAGACCTGACATGCCACGCGGTGGAACCCAGACCTCGCTTGTCGGCATGGTCAACACACTGATGGCGCCATTCCGCCGACAGACACCGGGCAAAGGCGCGCCGATCTACAGCTACGCCTGGAGCCAAGGCGGTGCTGCTGGTGGCCCCCGTCCCGCGACCAATGGCGACATCACACAGTTTGCGCCGGTCTTTCAGCCGTCGGGCGGCTTGTTTGCGCCGGGCTATCCACTGGTGCCGCCCGATTACGAGCGGACCAGAAGGTACAACTTTCCCGTCGGGTTAAATTATATCTACACCCCACGGTCGTTTGAGCCGATTGGCTTTGCCGAACTCAAGGCCTTAGCCAATGACGACATCACGCGGCTGTGCATCGAGACCCGCAAGGACCAGATCGAGAAGCTGGCATGGACCATCAAGCCGCGCGACGAGGAAGACGTAGCGCGCAACTCGGATAAGCGGATCAAGCAGCTCACCGAGTTCTGGGGTTTCCCGGACGGGATCACCCCATTTGCCAGCTGGTTGCGCGAATTGATCGACCAGGTGCTGGTCACCGATGCACCGGCGATCGAGCCGCGGCTCAACCGCGGTGGTGACATCATCGGCCTCGACATCATTGATGGCGCCACGATCAAGGTCTTGATCGACGACACCGGTCGGCGGCCGCGGCCGCCAGCGCCGGCATTTGAGCAGATCATCCACGGGCGGCCATGGGTGCTGCTCGAGGACGGGACCCGCACCAATACCGAGGAAGGCGAGGTCGTCAGCCAGTTTACCGATCAACAGCTGATCTACTTCCCGCGCAATCCGCGCGCCGACAGGCTCTACGGGTTCTCGCCGGTGGAGCAGATCGTGCTGACGATCAACACCAGCATCCGCCGCGGCGTGATGCAGCTGCAGCACTTCACCACTGGCAACATCCCCGCCGGCATGGTCAATGCGCCGGACGGCTGGACCGGTGAGCAGATCGCGCAGTTCCAGGATTGGTTTGATTCCAAACTCGCGGGCAATACCGCCGAGCGCACCAAACTGCTGTGGGGACCCGAGGGCGCCAAGTACCAGTCGATCAAGGAACCGCCGCTCAAAGACGATTTCGACGAGTGGCGCGCGCGGGTCATCTGCTTCGCCTTCTCGCTGCCACCCACCGCGTTCACCCGCCAGGTCAACCGGGCTACCGCCGAGACCGCGCAGGAAGCCGCGCTGGAAGAGGGGCTCGCACCCCTCATGGGCTGGGTCAAACGGCTTGTCGATCAGGTGATCCAGCGCCGCATGGGCCACCCGGACCTCGAGTTTGCGTGGTCCGACATTAAGCCGATCGACCCGACCGACCAGGCAACGATGCTGGTCAACCTCGCCGGCGCCGGCCTCTACACGATCAACGAGGCGCGCGACCAGCTCGGCATGGACCCGATTGAAGGCGGCGACGAGATCATGTTCAAGACCGCCACCGGTCCGGTGACGCTCGACAGCATCCTCAACCCGCCCGAGCCGATCATGCCGATGCTGCCGCCACCGGGCGGCGCACCGGGTCAAAACGACCGGGGTGCGCCAGGAAAACCGCCAAATTCGCGCCAGACCCAGCCCGGACAAAAATCGCCGCAAAAATCGCCGCAAAAATCGCCGCAAAAATCGCCGCCGTCGACAAACGGCAAAACGCCACCGGCGGGCGGCAAAAAGCAGCCGACGACCGCCAAACCGGAGCAGCCCGAGGGCGGCGCCGAAGCCGGCGGGAAGGGGAAACCCAAGGACGGGGTAGGCAAAGTCGCCGACGACCCTCTTCGCCAAGCGGCGGGAGAGCCGCCGCAACATAGCCTTGCTCGACCGGACCAAGACCCGATTGCAGCGGAGGCTCGAGCACTTCTTCGCCGAGCGGGCGCGGGACGTGGCCAAGCAATTGGCGCAGGAGATGCGGCTCGAGGGCTGGGAGAAGCTTTAGCCAGATCCGGCGCCACGATCAGCCAGGACGAGGCCGATTACACCGATGACGGCCCGGTCGAGGCTGAGCGCTGCCGGCATTGCACGATGTTCCGTGCGCCAGACAGCTGCACGCTGGTCGAGGGCGATATCCATCCCCACGGCCACTGCCGGTTCTTCGAGGCCGCTGCGGCAAAGGCCGGTGGCCACGTCGATCCCGACAACGCGCGGCGCCCAGCCGAGCTGCCCTTAGCCGACGCGATCACTGCCGCCGATGTTCTGCATACCTCGTGGACGACGATCCGCGCGCGCGGGCTGCACTACACCGAGCGCACCGTGCCGACCGCCGACCTGGTCGCGCTGCAGCGTGTCGTCGACGGTGACCGGGTCGACCACGACGCCGAGATCTATGCCGAGCACGGCCAGAGTGACGCGATGGTGCCGCTGGTCCTCGACGGTGCCGCGATCGAGCGCGCCGGGAAATTCTTTATCCTGAGCGGCCATCACCACGCCGAGGGCGCCATGGAAGCCGGCGCCAGCGAACTGCGGGTGCAGGTACTGCAGACGCACGACGACGACTAAGCCGAGGATTAAAGGAGCAGGACGGCGGCGAGGAGCGTGAGCGTGAGCGCTGCCGCATAGCACGCTACGCCCAGGCACAGTGGCGAGATCCCCACCGTGCGGCCCTGGCGCAGCCAGACCAAGACCTTACCCATGACCATGCGAGGCTCGCGATGCGCAAATTGGCCCGCAGTCTCGACCGCGCCGCCGGCGAGCTCAACATCTATCTGCTGATCGCCGCGATCGGCCTCGCCGTCATCGACCTTCTGGTGCTGCTCGCCAAGACCATGCCGCCGGTAACCGCGATTTACCCGCAATGACGAGACCACTGAGAGTCATCTCTGGTGACCAGTGGAAACTGCGCACGCCACCTCGGAGAATTTGAATGACCGACATCGTCATTGTCAACCGCTGCACGGTTCTTACCGATGCTCAGATCAAGGCCTGCCTCCCGGCCTTTCAGGCGCAGGTCCTTGAGGATTTTGCGCCGCACTGGCACTATACCGCGACGCTGCACTTCGCCGGCCTTAAAAACGCGGTGCCGAGCGGGATGTGGCCGCTCTACATCCTCGACACCACCGACGTGCCCGGCGCTGGCGGCTATCACGACGACAACACCGGCACGCCCGAGGGCAAGGTCTTTGCCGCGGACGCCATGCAATATGGCGAGGCCTGGACGATCGACTTGACGCACGAGCTTCTTGAGATGCTCGCCGATGCCGACGCCAACACGATCCTGCCGCTGCCGGCTCCTTACAGTCAGTATCACTGCCTGCAGGAAGTCTGCGACGCGGTCGAGGCCGACCGCAACGGCTATGCGAAACACCGCTGGCCGACGGTGCGGCTCACCGATTTCTGCTACCCGGCTTACTTCACCGGCGGGCCTGGCCCCTATGATGCAATGCGCCGCCTGAGAGCGCCGGCGCCGGCGTTGCTGTCTGGCGGCTACCTCGGGATCGAGTTGCCCGACGGCCAATGGACACAGATCACCAAGCGCGACGAGCTCGGCCGCGCGTCGCGCCGCTCGCACCGGATGCACAGCCGCCTTGGGCGACGGCTGGTGAAAGTATGACCGGTCGCCGCGCCATTGACACGCTCAAGGTCATGGAGCGGCGCGGCTCGATCACTGCCGGGATGCGCCGGGCCGGCGAAATCTTCCGCAACTATTTCCGCTTGGCGCAACTCGATCCGCTGCGCGCCAGCGATATGAACAGATTACCCTCCGGCGGCAGACCCGCTCCTTCCAGCCGCGGCGGCGGGATCGAGGCAGCGCGCGACCAGGTCTGGCGTGCCATCCTGGCCGCCGGTGGTATCGGCTCACCTGGCGGCTCTGTCCTGTGGCACGTCGTCGGCTGGGAGCGCTCGCTCAAGGAATGGGCGCTCGAGCAGGGCTGGAGCGGCCACCGGGTCAGCCAGGAAGCCGCCTCGGGGATCCTGATCGCCGCCCTCGGCATCCTCGAGCAGCACTTTCAATAGCCGGCTTCCCTAGTCGCCGCCGCGACGTCGACACACTCAGGGCGAATCGCCAACCATTCGAACCCGTTGGTCTTCGACAGGCGGAAGATAGCGGCCGGCGCGAAGCTTGCGGATCTTGTTGCTTCTAGCGAGGTTCGTCATCAGCACCTGGAGCTGCGGATAGTCGATGTACTCCGCCGGCTTCTGCAGCTTGTCGATGACCTTTTGCGGACCAACGCCGTTGGGATGATCCGCCGCCAGTGTGCGCAGCGTCTCGATAACCTCCTCGCCGGTCACCTTTTGGCGCGGCGGGGGCTGACGAGCGGCCTTCCGCCCCGCAGTCAGGCTCACCAGTAGGGTTCGTGCACCGACGCCGACGGGCGGTTGTGGAAGTGTCCCGGTTGTCCTGACGCGAGCCGGCGGACGGCGGATCGGCAGCACTCTGCTCGGGCCGACCGGGTATAGGGCCAGCAATGCGCGGAGCAGCACCCGGCGCGGGCGGTTTTGTTCGGCTTCCTTTTCAAGACGGTCGATGTCCTGGTCGAGGCGCGCCAGCTCGCGCTGGGCCGATTGAACAAATTCACTCATCGGGCGACCCCCCTTTCTATTCGGAGCATATCATGCTGATCGGCATCACCGGGCATTCCGGTGCGCGCAAGACCGACGTCTGCAAGCACCTCTGCACAGCGCACGGGTTTACCCGGCTGCATGCCGGCGCGCCCGTCAAGAAGGCGGTGCGCACGCTCGCCGGTCTGAACAAGGCCCAGACCGAGGGCAAATTGCGCGACAACCCGACGCTGCGTCTGGGCGGTGCCGCGCCGCGCGATCTGATGGAAGCGGTCGGCGACGCCACGCACAGCGCCGCCCCCAATGCGACCTCAGTCGTATTGCAGCGCCGCGTGCAGAAGCGACTTGCCGCCGGGAAATCCGTGGTGGTCGATGGCGTCCGCAGCGCGGTCGAAGCGACCACCATCAAGCGGATGGGCGGCCACATCGTGCGCGCCGACGATGGCGGCTTGCACGACCCCGGCAAACCGATGGACCGCCGCCAGGCGGGTGTGCAGGCGGACATGTCGGTCGACACCAGCGGCAAAAAGAAAGCGCTGAAGGCGGCGACCGACCAGATGCTGGTCGATCTGCGTAGCTGACCATGGCCGATGCCGACGACCAGGAACGCCGGCGGCGGGCCACCGAATTGCTCGCGCAGGTGGAACTCGGCGACTGGTCGGTCCTCGAGGACGACATCGCCGGCGACCTGGCACCCGTCTACGCAGACGGTCTGCGCAATGTTGGCTTTACTGGAGATGTGCCGGAGACTCGGAACGACGCGCGGGCCAATCTCGGGCTGCCGCCGCTCGAGGAAGACGGTGACGAGATCCCCGCCATCTTGGACGAGATGCCGGATCTCGCGGCTCGCTGGGCCAAGAGCGAAGCCGCCGAGCTGATCCCCGGGCTCAAAGCGCGCACGCAGAGCATGCTGGTGACGACCGTCGTCGACGGGATCGCCGCTGGCGACTGGACGGCCAAGGAGCTGGCTGACGCGATCGCCGACGCACCCGCCTTTAATGGCGCACGCGCCAAGACCATCGCCGACAACGAGACAACGCTGGCCGAGCGCGAAGGCCTTAACACGGCAATGCGCGGCACCAACGTCGCGCGGGGCAAGCTGTGGTTTACCCAAGACGACGACGCAGTCGAGGAAGACTGCCAAGAAAACGCCGACGCGGGCGTGATCGGGATTGAAGACGAGTTTCCCAACGGCGATTGGCCACATGTCAATTGCCGTTGCTGGTGGGAGGTCGTCGACCTCGACGACGACGAAGAATAGCGCGCGCCAGCGCCTTTAGGAGAAGTTGAAATGAACGTCGGCTGTATGATCACCAATGGCGGCCCGCACCCGCCCGAGAAATGGGCCGGGGTGACGGCCAAGATGATCATCGATATCGCCGCGACCGCGCCCGAGGCGCTGTTCCGCGAGGCGACCGCCTTCCAGAACAAGGTCGAGCAGCTGCTGGTCGGTCATCATCGGCTGGCCCAGGAACACGAGCGCAATGCGCTGGCGGGCGAGGGCAATGCCCGGCTGCTGGCCGATCTCGATACCAGCGGGCATGTGCCGGACGCTCTCGACGACATCCTCGCCGCCGCCCGCGGCACCAGCTTTGCCGGGCATTTCGAGAAGCCGCAGACGCAGGCCTATCTCGAGCGCCTGCTGCACGAGCACATGCACCACATCATGCTGATCGAGCGCAGCTGGTACGCCGACGCGCACCCCGATCACCCCGCGGCCCGGCTGTTCAAGGCGGTGCAGACCGATGGGCACGCCGTGCTCCAGCGCACCGATGAGGAGCTGGCACCGCATGGCGGTTTCGAGGCGGCGCTGCAGATGGTGCGTGTCCACGTCCCCGGCACACCAAAGACGGAGGCCTGAGCGATGGCCACGACCGGAATTTGCGACAGCTTCAAAGCCGAGGCGATGTCGGGCAACCACTCTCTGAACGCCACGATTTCGACCAACGGCACGACCCATACCAGCACCCTGCTCGATGGCATCAGCTCGACCGCCGGCCTGTGCCGCGGCATGGCGATCACCGGTGGCGATGTCGGGGCATCGGCCTATATCGGCAACCTGATCGACAACGTCTCGCTGACGATGTCGGTCGCCGCCTCCGGTAGCACCACCGCCTCGCGCACCTTTACCGCCGACGCGATCAAGATCCTGCTGATCAAGGTGTCGCCGACCCACACCTTTGATCACACGCAAACCAATGTCGGGACGCCCGGCTCGAGCTCGCCGAGCACCTCCAATGTCGGCACCGATGAATGCGCCGCGAGCGGCAACTACAGCTCGGGCGGCATGGCGATGACCAACACCACCCCGGTCGTTGTCTCGGGCACCGCGGTCGGCACGTTTTCGAATGTCAGCTGGACCTCGGCGACGATCTCGACCACTGCGGGCGTCATCTACAACAACGAGAAGCGGGCCGGCGCTGCCGCCACGCCGATCAATGGCCGGACGATCTCGGTGCACGATTTTGGCGGCACCCAGACGGTCACCAGCGGGACGCTGACCCTGGTTATGCCGACCGCCGACAACGTCAACGGCTTGTTGCGCATCGCCTAACCGAGCTTTCCCCCGACCAACGCCGCGATGGCGCGGGTCTTCCCCCTAGATGGAAGCGCCAGCAGATGGCTATCTATTCACTTTCTCTCAATACCACGGTCACCACAACCGGCGCCGCGGCGGGCGACATCAGATCCGCGTCGACGAATTCGCCGCGCATCATGGAGTGCGGCATAAACCTGATCACCGCCACCGCGTCGACTTACGGGTTTGGCCGGCCGGCGAACTCGGGCTCGGTGGCGCAGACCACGCCGGTGTTGGTTCTGCCCGAGAACCCCAACGATCCAACGGGACTTTCCGGCTGTGCCGTGGCGTGGGGCACGGCCCCCACTACGCCGGCCAATTTTGCGCGCCGCGTCGGGCTTCCGGCCACCGCAGGTGCCGGCATCATCTGGACTTTCCCGCGCGGTTTTGTGCTGGCGAGCTCCAATGATGCGGTCATTTGGAACCTGGCGACGAACTCGGCGTCAATGAACTTCTGGTTTGTCGTCGACGAATGAGGAGCTGACGATGGCAGAAGCCACCCGGGACCCGGACGACCTCTATGGCGACGCGACGACCTTTGTGCTGGAGATCCGGGTGCGCCGCAATGGCAACATGAGCGTCGCCGGCAACATCGAGGATCTGGCCTATGCCATCGCCTGCCTCGACCAGGCCAAGGACACCGTGCGCTCCTACCACGCCCGCCAACGGCCGGGGCAGATGATCATCGTGCCCGGCACTGATCTCGCGCTGCCGTCATGAGCAGCGGGATTGGCGGCGTCGTCAATTCGTTTCAGCCATCGAACATCGCGCTATGGGACGAGGACCGCAGCGACCTCTACACCGGCCGCTACTACTGGGACTATCAGCACCGCGGCCCCCAATCGAACCGTTATCAGGGGGTGCAATGGCACCAGCTGTGGCCGCTCTCGAAGATGTGCAGCGGCGACTCGACCGTCAGTCTGACATTGCTCGGTAACGATATCAGCGACGGCAGGATCGGGGCCGGCTACGAGGAATGGAGGTATGGCGAGGGCGGCCAGCTCGGCCAGGTGTTCATTCGCGGCCAGTGCGTCGACGCCAACGGCAATCCGCTGGCGGCGTGCACCGTGCAGGCCTTTGTCACCAATCCGATCAACATCGGCAACCCGAACGGGGTGTCCGCCGATGTGCTGGCGGGCACCACGATCACCGACAGCAATGGGAATTACGCGTGCCCGACCCCCTATCCCGGGGTGGCGCATTTCGTCGTGGCCTACTATGCCGCAACGAACCTATCCGGCACCACGGTCAACACGCTGATCCCGACCAACTGAGGGGCGTGCGGTGACCGTCGTCGTCCTCACCGCGACCCCGACCACAACGATCACGCTGACCGCCGGCGAGCCAACGGCCGGTATTAGCGGCACGCTGATCGTTCTGACGGCCGGGCAGAGTCCCTCGCAGAACATTAAGCTGACGCCGGCGGCGCAGTTTGTCGTGCCGATGCACGGTGCGGCAGCGGTCAGTGCGGCCGGAAGCCTGACACCCTCGCTGGCCGTCACCTTGCCGGGTGCGGCGGCGACCAGCTCAGCCGGGACGGTAGCGGCGATCCAGGAAACCGACGTG